AATGCCAAGTCCAACAGACTTTAACCTCTCGCCTTATTATGATGACTTTACCGAGTCAAAAAAGTTCCATAGAGTTCTTTTCAGACCTGGTTTTGCCGTTCAAGCGAGAGAATTAACACAGACACAATCAATCTTACAAAATCAGATAGAACGATCTGGTGATCACTTCTTTAAAAAAGGAGCGATGGTCATTCCAGGCGAGATTGCTTTTGATGTAAACTATTATGCTGTAAAATTATCAAGTATTGATAGTGGTGTTTCTTTATCTTCTTTTAACGGTATAGAAATAACAGGTGGCACTTCAGGTTTAAAAGGTAGAGTTGTAAATACTGTAGATACAGACGGTACTGATCCAGATACTTTATATGTTAAATATGTTGATTCAGGTACTTCAAATACAGAAATAGCCTTTACAGATAGCGAAACTTTAACAGGAACAGCTACATTAAGTGGTACACCGACAACAATCAATTGTGTAGTAGATACTACAGCAACTGGTTCAGCTGCTTCTATTGTTGCTGGTATTTATTACATAAACGGATTTTATGTATCTGTAGATGACCAAACTATCATACTTGACAAATATACAAATACACCAAGCTATAGAGTTGGTGTTACAATTACAGAATCTTACGTTACTCCTAATGACGATACAACATTAAACGATAACGCCGCTGGTTCTTCAAACGTTAATGCTCCAGGAGCTCACAGATTTAAAATTTTATTAACATTAGCTAAAAAGACTTTAACTACAACTGAAGACAATAATTTTATTGAATTATTAAGATTAGAAAATGGATTTAGACAAAACCAAGTTAGAAGTACCGATTATAATATATTAGAAGATAATTTAGCAAGAAGAACATTTGACGAATCAGGTGACTATTCTATTAAACAATACGATTTGGATGTTAGAGAACATTTAATATCAGGTACAAATAGAGGTATTTACACAGCTATAGATGGTGGCGATACTACAAAATTAGCTGCTGGTATTGGGCCAGGTAAATCATATGTAAAAGGTTATGAATTAGAAAATATCGGTACAACTTATGTTGATATTGATAAGGCTAGAGAATTTAATACACAAAATAATTTTAATACAAGATTTGATGTAGGTAACTTTGTCAATGTAACAAATATCTATAACTCACCAGATATTGGATTGGTATCAGGTGATGTAGAGGCATTTAAAGCTGTTAACTTATATAAAACAGCTACATCTGCACGTGGTACTGAACAATCAACTTCAGGTGTAAATGTTCCTCAAATTGGCCGTGCTAAATCAAAAGGTTTTGAATATGTAACTGGTACAGCTTCAGGTAATACTTTTGCTAGCGGTTCTTTAACATCAGCAATTTACAGACATTATCTTTTCGATATTAATATGTTTACTCACATTAATATTACTACAAACCAAACTTTCACAACAGGTGAAGTTATAACTGGTGGCACTTCAGGTGCTACTGCTACTATTCAGTCATTAACAGCAATTGAAAGTGAAACTGTAACTAGTCTTACTTCAGCTAGTCCTGGTGTAGTAACAATTTCTGGTGGCCATGACTTTGTAGAAGGCCAACAAGTTACTTTTGCTGGTACATATTCAGTAGATAGTGTAGTTCAATCATCAAATGTTTATACAGTTAGAAATCCAAACTCAACTACTTTTGAGTTATATGATACAGACGGAACAACTGCTATAAATGTTACGGCTTTCACATCAGCAACAGCTACACACGGTGTTGTTGTAGTTTCAAACATACAAGGTACTTTTAGTACAGGTGAAACAATTACAGGTGGCACTTCAAGTAATACTGCCGTTATTCAATCAGACGCTGTTGGTTTTAGTGGTATAACTAGTTTTGACTTCCCACAAGTTAAACAAATTGGAATGCCAGGTGGATCTTTAATTACTTACACAGCTGATACAGTTTTAGATTCAACTTATGGTGAAAATTGGCAAGTATTTGGTTCTATATCAGTATCAAATAGTGGTACAACTGTTACAGGTTTTGGTACTTTGTTCAATACTGAATTAAAAATTGGTGATAGTATAACATTTACAACAGACGCTGGTTCATCAATCACTAGATTAATTGAATCGATTACTTCAAATACAAGTTTAGAATTATCAACAGCTGTTGGTGGTAGTGATGTATCAACAAAAACAATTGCTACTAGAAATAGAGGTAAACTACAAGATTCAAATAAAAATATTTCTATTTTTCAATTACCTAACGAAAGAATTAAAACTTTAAAAACAACATCAAACTCTGGTTCAACTGATACTAACTTTGAAATTAGAAAAAACTTTACAGGTGATTTATCAGCTGATGGTGATATTTCAATTACTGCTGGTTCAAATGAAATCTTTAGTGCTTTAGCAGAAAAAGATTTTGTTGTTTCAATAGTTGCTACAGGCGCTGGCGGGTCAGGTGCCGTTGGTGATGTATTAAGTTTATCTGGTAATAACCACGAAGGATCAGCAATATTTACTCCAAGTGGATCACCAACTGGTAAAACATTAACACTAGATTTTGGTGCTAACTATGCCAGTCATACTGTAAAAATATTAGCAACAATTAATGTTTCAATCTCTGATTCAAAGAAAAAAGTATTAAACTCTAATTCAACAGTTGCTATTTCAACACAATCTATTATAGAGAGTGGTGTTATTGGTTTAGCAAAAGCAGATGTTTATGTTATTAACGCTGTTTATATGGCAGCAGATTTTTCAACAGTTGCTACAGTTTCAGATACAGATATTACAAGTAGATTTACTTTAGATACAGGTCAAAGAGATAATTTTTATGACATTGGCCGATTAGTTTTAAAAACGGGTGAACTAACACCAACAGGTAGATTACTTGTAGATTTTGATTATTTCTCACACGGCGCTGGTGATTATTTTGATGTAGATTCATATTCAGGGGTAATTGACTATGAGAATATTCCAAGTTACACTTCCGACACAACAGGTGACGTATTTGATTTAAGAGATTCTTTAGACTTTAGACCAAGAGTTGATGACGCTTCAACCATTAATTCAGGAACACAAGATCGTTCATTTGATGGTTTAGGTGGTTCAGTTGTTAATGTAGTAAAATTCAATTCAAATGTTTCAAGTGATTTTGAATATTATTTACCAAGAGTTGATAAAATCTTTTTAGATAAAGAAGGTAACTTTAAAGTTGTAAAAGGTTCTAGTGATTTAAAACCTCAAATACCAAAAGGTTTAGATGGTGCTATGCATTTATTTACTGTGTTTTTAAATCCATATACTTTAGATGAAAAAGATGTAAGTGTGCAAAGACAAGATAACAAACGATACACAATGAGAGATATTGGTCGTTTAGAAAAAAGAATTGAAACTGTAGAATACTATACTCAACTTTCACTATTAGAAGCTAACGCTCAATCGTTACAAATACAAGACGCTGAAGGATTTGATAGATTTAAAAATGGATTTATTGTAGATAATTTTACAGGTCACGGAATAGGTGACGCTGGTAATTTAGATTATAAAGTTTCTATGGATATGGCCAAAGGTGAATTAAGACCAATGTTTAATGAGAAATCAATTCAATTAATAGAAGCTGATGATGATGGTACAACAATATTAGCAGCAGATAGAACAGCTGCGAATTATCAAAAAACAGGTGATCTAATTACTTTACCTTATACAGAAACTACAATTATTGATCAACCTTATGCTAGTAAGTTTGTGAATGTAAACCCATACAATATATTTACTTGGACAGGTTCAATAGCACTTAATCCTCCAGGAGATGAGTGGAAAGAAACAGAAAGAGTGCCAGATTTATTAGTCAATGAAGAAGGTAGTTTTGATACAATGGTTGCCGCTTTAGGTAATCCTAATTTAAGTAGTATTGAAATTAATACTGTCTGGAACGAATGGCAAGACCACTGGATTGGTGCTCCTGTTGAAACAGTATCAAGAGGTAATATTCATAGAACTCACAACAGAGTTGCTGGGAGAGGTCGAGGCGCTAGAGGTTGGTTGGTAAATGCTAGAGATAATGTTATTACATCAACTCAACAAGTTCAACAAACAAGAACAGGAATTAGAACGGCAATTGTTCCTCAAGTTGTAAGAACAGCGTTAGGTGATAAAGTTTTAAGTATTGCCTTTATACCTTTCATTAGAAGTAGAACAGTTAGTTTTACTGCTACAAGATTAAAACCAAATACTAGAGTTTATCCTTTCTTTGATGAGACTGATGTAGCTAGTTATGTAACTCCTGATAGTGGTTCATTAGGTGGTAATTTAGTAACAGACTCTAATGGTGCAGTGTCAGGTACTTTTGCTATTCCTGATCCTACAAATAATTCAAATCCTAGATGGAGAACAGGTCAAAGAGTATTCAGATTAACAAGTTCAGTAACAAACTCAACTACAGATGTTCAAACGGCTGGAGAGGCCGATTATACGGCTAGAGGCTCTATTGAAACTGTACAAAATACAATTGTTTCAACTAGAGAAGCTGTAACCGTTAGACAAACTGTAAACGATACAAGAAATCAAACAAGATCATCTACAAGAACAACACAAGAAGTTATTGATTGGATTGATCCTATTGCTCAAACATTTATGGTTGATGATAATGGCGGTGCCTTTATTACTTCCATGGATTTATTTGCTCAATCAAAAGATGATGATATTCCAATTACACTTCAAATTAGAGAAGTTGTAAATGGTTATCCATCTCGTACAATTGTTCCTTTTGGAGAAGTTGTTTTAAATCCTAGTCAAGTCAATATAAGTGATGACGCTAGTACAGCAACCAAATTTACATTTAATAGTCCAGTTTATTTACAAGAAAAAACAGAATACTGTTTATGTCTATTAGCAAACACAAATAATTATAATATGTGGGTGGCTAGAGTAGGAGATACACAAGTAGGTTCAGATAGAACAATATCTGAGCAACCATATGCTGGTGTCATGTTTAAATCACAAAATGGTTCTACTTGGACTGCTGAACAATTAGAAGATATTAAAATGAAAATTAATCGTGCTGAATTTAGTAATGTTACAGGTTCAGTTACTTTATGCAATGATTCTAATCCAGTTAAAACATTAAAAAATAATCCTTTAAGAACAACAAATAGTTCAGGCGTAATTAGAGTATTCCACAAAAATCATGGAATGCACGGAACAGATAATAATGTTACTATAGCTGGCGTTGCTTCAGGAACATATAACGGCATAGCACATGACGCTATTAACGGAACATATACAAGTATTTCAAATATAACTTTAGATAGTTATGATATTACAACAGCTGGTACAGCAAACGCTACAGGTGATGTTGGTAGTTCAACTGTAACAGCAACACAAAATAATTTATTTGATGTGGCAAATATTAATTTAGCTACATTAACAGTTCCTGGAACTGGTATAACTTATAGTATTAGACCTACAACAGGTAAATCAGTTCATGGTTCAGAATCAGAATTTACTTTAACCTCAGTTACAAATGCTTTAGCAATTAATCCTAGTGATAACATTTATTTCACAACACCTTGTATGGTGGCAAGTGATATTAATCAAACAAACGAAATGTCTGGAAATAAATCACTCTTTGTAAATCTATCATTGTCAACAACTAGTACAAACTTATCTCCGTATTTAGATACGGCTAGAATGAGTATGGTTGCTGTTCAAAACAGATTAAATCAACCAACTTTAGGTAACACTCCTAGTTTTGTTGATGATACTACTTCATCAGGAACATCCTCAGCGGCCGTTTATGTAACTAAACCAGTAACACTAGAAAATGAATCAACATCATTAGAAGTTAGATTGACTCAAAATGTTAGAGCAACTTCAAGTGTTGAGGTATATTTTAGATTGACAGGTGCTGAAGAAGACAGAAAAATTGATGATTTAGGTTGGATTGCTTTTAATGATGATGGATCCGAAGATACAACAGTCATACCTGCTGAAGATGACAATACATTTAAAGAATACAAATATTCAGCAAGTAGCTTAAACACATTTACCTCTTTTCAAATTAAAATAGTAATGAAAGGTACTGTTTCATCATATCCACCTATTATTAGAGATTTAAGAGGGATTGCTTTAGCAGTATAACATGAGTAGATTAAAAGTAGAAGGATTTGAAAGTTTAGTAAGAGATACAAGATCAAATGGTATCATACACACAAACAAAACTGAATACTCATTATATATGAAAAGAGTAAGAGATAGAGAAAAACAAGGTGATGAAATAAGAAACGCTGTAAAAGAAATAAATAGTTTAAAGGCAGAATTAAGAGAAATTAAAGATTTACTAAAAAAGGTAACACAATAACATGGCAACAAGAAGTGTAGCAACATCAGATACTTTAGAAACGTTTAGAACCACGTTTAATAGTCTAGGTACAGACGTTGGTGATTTAAATAGTTTAACAACAACTGATAAAACATCAGTAGTTGCTGCTGTTAATGAAGCTAAAAGTAGCACTTTTAGTTTTACTTTAAGAGATTCATCATCAACAACTCAAACAATATCTGGTACGGATACATTAAATGTTATTGGTTCTGGTGGTATTTCTGCTGTAGTATCTGCAACTGATACTTTAACAATATCTTTAGATTCAACAATAACAGGATTGACTAGTATAACATCTACAACTATTACAGATGGTACATTATCTATTAATAGTGGTTCTATATCAAGTGCGACTAGTATAACATCTACAACTATTACAGATGGTACATTATCTATTAATAGTGGTTCTATATCAAGTGCGACTAGTATAACATCTACAACTATTACAGATGGTACATTATCTATTAATAGTGGTTCTATATCAAGTGCGACTAGTATAACATCTACAACTATTACAGATGGTACATTATCTATTAATAGTGGTTCTATATCAAGTGCTGTAAATGGTAACTTTTCAGGTGCAGTCACAGCAACATCTTTTTCTGGAGATGGTGCTTCATTAACCGCATTAAATGTTTCTACAGATAGCACACCACAACTTGGTGGCAACCTAGACACACAATCTTTTACTGTAGATGGTAGAGATGTTTCAACAGATGGTACTAAATTAGATACAATAGCAACAAATGCTACTGCTAATCCAAATGCTATTGACAATGTAGTTGAAGATACAACACCACAATTAGGTGGTAACTTAGATACTCAATCATTTACAGTAGATGGTAGAGATGTTAGTACAGATGGAACTAAACTAGATACAATAGCAACAAGTGCTACTGCTAATCCAAATGCTATAGATAATATTGTTGAAGACACAAGTCCTCAGTTGGGTGGAGGTTTAGATTTAAACTCAAACAATATAACAGGAACAGGTAATATAAATATAACAGGTGATTTAGATGTAACTAACGATATTCAAACTGATTCATTAGGAGTAGGTACTGCACCAACAGGAACAAGTGGAGAAATAAGAGCAACAAATGATGTAACAGCTTTTTATTCTTCAGATATTGCACTTAAAGAAAATATTGTTAATATACCTGATCCTATCGAAGCACTTAAAAAATTAAATGGGGTTTTATTTGACTGGAAAAAATCTTATATTGATGAAAGGGGTGGTGAAGATGGTTACTTTATTAGAAAAAGAGATGTAGGAGTTATAGCTCAAGACGTTGAAAAAGTTTTACCAGAGGCAGTTGCAACAAGACCCGATGGTATTAAAGCAGTTAAATATGATAGACTAACTTGTCTATTAATTGAAGCAGTAAAGAAATTAAACGATAAAGTAGAAAATTTAACTAAATAGTTATTATAAATATATAAATAGTAATAACATGAGAAAATTAACTAAGGAAAATAAATAATGGCTGTTCCTAGTACGAATACTAATTTAACAGGAATTCAAACTGAATTTGGTGGATCTAATCCAATTCAATTATCAGAATACTACTCTGGTGGACCTTTAGTTCCTAGTGGAGCACCCGCTCCTAATGGACCTATTCCTGGTTCAGGTCAGATATCAATAGGTCAATTTAGGGGCTCTGAAAATATAACTTTCATGTCTGCTACAGGTGGTACAATAACAGAATCAGGTGATTTCAAAATTCATCAATTTACAGGACCCGGAACTTTTACAGTTAATGCAGTTGCTAATGTTCCTGCAAACCAAGAGATCTCTTACTTAGTAATAGCTGGAGGTGCTGGAGGTGGATTAGCAGGTGGTAATAATAACTGGGAAAATGGTGGAGGCGGAGGAGCCGGAGGTTTTAGAGAAAGTATATCAGGTGAAGATAGTTATTTAGCTTCACCAAAAGAAGGTTCTTCAAGTGTAAGTATAACTTCTACTGGAGGAGTTCCAGTATCAGTTGGTGGAGGTGGATCACCATCACCAGGATCAAATTCTGTTGCTGGCGGAACCGGTGGCACAAGTAGTTTTTCAGGAGGAGTAACATCTGCCGGCGGTGGCGGCGGCGGTGGCGGCAATGATAGACCAGGTAAATCTGGAGGTTCTGGCGGAGGTGGAGCTGGAGCAGGTTACGCAGGTGGATCTGGAAATAGTCCATCTGTAAGTCCATCACAAGGAAACTCAGGAGGTAACGGTGCACCAGGAAGTGGAGCTGGCAAAGGTGGCGGTGGCGGTGGCGGAGCCGCAAATTCAGGAAACGGTGGAAGCGGAGACACCGCAGGAACCGGAGGCAATGGTTCTCCCACAGCAATTTCAGGATCAAGTACAACTTATGCCGGAGGCGGTGGAGGTGCCGGAGGTTCTGGATCAAGACCAGGTGGTAGTGGCGGCGGTGGAGCCGGAGTATTTGGAACAGGAACTGCAGGAACTGCAGGATTAGGTGGCGGCGGTGGCGGCGGCAAAATTAACAACAGTGGAGCCGGTGGTTCTGGAAGAGTAATAATAAGGTATAAATTTCAATAATGGCACACTTTGCAAAAATATCAGAAGACAACTTAATTTTAGATGTACTTACTTTTAATAATTCGGACATGTTAAATGCAGAAGGTATTGAAACAGAATCAGTAGGTCAACAGTATTTAGAAACACATAATAATTGGCCTGCACATTTATGGATACAGACTTCATACAATACTATGAATGGTATACATAAATTAGGAGATACACCTTTTAGAAAAAATTACGCTACAATAGGTGGCACATGGGATCCAACAAATCAAATGTTTTTTGCACCTAAACCTTTTCCATCTTGGGTAAAAGATTTAGAAATAGGTGACTGGGTATCACCGATTGGAAATGCTCCTGCATTGACAAGTGAACAAGAATCACAAAACACAGCGGATACACACGCTTGGCAATACGTTTGGAATGAACCTAGCGGTTCTTGGAATTTGACAAATTTAAAAGATTAGTAAACTAAATATTATATTATTTTATTATGAAAAAGATATTATTATCAGAGAAAGCGATATTTCATGGAAAAGTTTCAATGCCAAAAGGTTTTGAATTAAATATAGAAAAAATAATTAATGAACTTCATGAATCTTTATTTAAGAAAAAACCTATATTTTCAATAGAACTAGATAAATTAACTACTTATATACAGGACTACATGAGAGCTACTTATGGAATCCAAATTGTAAAACAAGAATACTCTGGTGATATTTATGAACCCAATAAATTAACATTGCCTTTACTAGATATAGATCCTATGAATTTAGCTCATTCACCTGATTTTACCATGTTATTTGGAGCTAAGGCAAAAGACTGTATTGTCAGAATATTTTATACTAGAAATAGAAAGAAAGAATTGTTTTGGGATCATGAAATAAAAACCAATAGTTTTGTTATGTTTCCTTCAACATGTAGATATATAATATCTAATAATCAAATAGAAGAATTAAATATTATTCAGAAAGTAACATATGAACACGTCAACCAATAATGATGGTGTGATCTGTTATAATATTGACAATAAAACAAAACTATGATAAACTATATTATTTTAAATTATGAACAAGTTAACTGATAATGGTAAATATAAAACTAAATTAGATTTGTTACATAAATCTGATTCTGAAGAACTAGAAAAATTATTATCTGCTGAAGATTTTCCCTGGTACCTTAGTCCAATAATTGCTGGTCCAAATAAACAATCAAATAATATACAGTTGTCACACTCATTTTATAAAAATGATTCCTATAACTCTATATACAAAGCTGTTATTGATTTGTTTAAAGATAAAATAAACTGGGTAAGTCTAATTAGAGTTAAAGCTAATTTAAATTTTAATACAGACAAAATAATTGAACATGAAATGCATACTGATTTTAAAAATAAAAAAATAACAACAGGTGTATATTATGTGAATACTAATAATGGATATACTAGATTTGAAAACGGAACTATTATAAGCAGTGAAAAAAATAAATTTATTGAGTTTGATTCACAGCAACTACATGGTGGGTCTACGTGTACTGACAAAGATTACAGAATAGTTATAAATTTTAATTATATACAATGATAAAAATAAATAAAGATTTTCTAAATAAAGAACAGTTTAATGAATTAAAAAATATAATAACTTCAGATTTATTTCCTTGGTTTTACCAAAACAAAATGACAAAAACAAAAAAAAATAATGAGAAACCATACTTTTCTCATATTTTTTATAAAGATTATTCACCTAATTCTAGCTTCTATTACATAGCTGAAAACTGTTTAAAACATTTAAATGTTAAATCTTTAATAAGTATAAGAGCTAATTTAAATTTAATTTTAGATAAAAAATATTATTCTAATTGGCACACTGATCAAAGTTTTAAATGTAAGACTTCTTTATTTTATATAAATGATAATAATGGTTATACAGAAATTAAAGACGACAATAACAAACTTATAAAAATATACTGTAAAGAAAACTCAATGATAACTTTTGATTCATATCATTCCCACAGATTAGTAAGTCAAACAAATACAGAAAAAAGAATAGCAATAAATTTTAATTATTTTTAATATGAGAATACTAGCATTTAATACAACACATGACAGTTCGGTTTGTTCTGTAAAAGATGGTGAAATAGAATTTTTCTGTAAAGAAGAAAGATTAACTAGAGTAAAGAGAGATAAAAATCCTTTTAAATCTTTACAACTATATCAATCTAAAAATTTTGGTAAGATAGATCACATATTATATTGTACACCTTCTAACAGAGGTGGTGACACTGAGTTTTTTTATAAAGAATATATTAGAAAATTATTCAATATTAATATGGAAAATTTTTCTTACTTAACTCATCATTTGTGTCATGCTTCATCTGCCTTCTACAATAGTGGATTTAAAAAAGCTTTGACTTTTGTAATAGATAGAAATGGTTCCATATTTTTTTGTAATGATATTGATGCATGTAGAGAAGCAGAAAGTGTTTTTGAATGTAGTTATCCAGATAATTTAATTCCCATTTATAAAAACTTTTTTTCTAATAATTCTAATAATGTAGATAATATAATTATAAAAAATGGGTTTAATAAAAAGTATCCAGGTATAGAAACAAAAGTTGGAAATCCTTATTCTATAGTAAAAGTATATGAAGCAGCCACTACCTTAATAGGACAGAATACTTTAGAAAATGGTAAAACTATGGGTCTTTCTTCATACGGAAGAAATAAAAAATATCCCGCTCTTTTTTTAGACAACGAACCCATAATAAATAACTTTAATAGTATTTTAAATTATAGAGATGAACATGATGTGGTTGGATTCAAAGACGAAGAACATATGATAACAGATAATGTTAATATAGACAATTACCAATACTATGCAGATAAAGCTAAACATGTTCAAATAGAAACACAAAAACAATCCCTAAAATTAATAAAAAAATATATACAAAAAACTAATATAAAAAATGTTTGTATAGTCGGAGGCTATGGATTAAATGTTGTGGCAAATAACTACTATATAAAGAATTTACCTAATGTTAATTTCTACTTTGAACCAGTGGCAGACGATACAGGTATTTCTATTGGAGCTGCGTACTATGCATATAGAAATTTATCTAAAGATAAAAGTATTATAAGACCGAAAGATAATTTTTATCATTACTATGAAGAAACAAAAATAAAAGAAGGTGTGCCAGCTACAATAAATGATATATGCAAATTATTAAATAATAAAAAAAGCGTAGCTATTTTTGAAAAAAACCCTGAAGCTGGTCCAAGAGCGTTAGGGCATCGTTCTATATTATTTGATGCAAGAAATAAAGATTGCAAAAAATTAGTTAACACAATTAAAAAACGTGAATGGTATAGACCTTTTGCAGGTGTTATACTTAAAAAGTATTTTAAAAAATATTTTAATACCCTAGGTTTAGATGAATCTAAAGACATGACAATTAATTTTGAATGTAATAAAAATACTGTAAATTTAGTTCCAGGAATAGTACATGTAGATAAAAGTTGTAGAATACAAACCGTAGATAATGGTTTTTTATATGACCTTTTAAAAGAATATTATAAACTAACAAAATGCCCTATGCTGTTAAACACAAGTCTTAATTTAGCAGGAGAACCCCTTGTTCATACTAAAACTGAAGCTGTTGAATTATTTAAAAAAAGCAGTTTAGATGCTATCTATTTTGTAGATGAAAAAAAGATTATTATAAAAAATGAACATAACTAATCATTATTGGTATTTTAAATCTGCAATACCCGGGAGGATATGTGACGATATAATTAAGTTTGGTTTATCTAAATCAGAAGTATTAGCTAGAACGGCAGGATATGATAATGGTCCTCTAACACAAGAAGAAATAAAAGATTTAAAAAAGAAAAGAAACTCAGATATAGTCTGGTTAAATGACTCTTGGTTATATAAAGAATTGCATCCATATATTCAAACAGCTAATAGAATGGCTGGATGGAATTATGAATGGGACAGATCAGAATCAATACAATTTACAAAATATAAATTAAACCAATATTATGATTGGCATTGTGATAGTTGGGATAAACCTTATGATAGACCCAATAATCCAGAGCACGGTAAAATTCGAAAACTATCTATGACTTGTCAATTAACAGATGGTTCAGAATACGAAGGAGGTCAGTTAGAGTTTAATATGGGAAATTTAGATCCTTCAACAGATAATAAAAAAAATATAGTAGAAGCAAAAGAAATAATACGAAAGGGAAGTATTATTGTTTTTCCTTCTTATATATATCATAGAGTTAAACCCGTAACACGAGGAACTAGGTATTCTTTAGTAATGTGGAATCTAGGGTATCCTTTTAAATAGTATGACAGAAACTTTTTTATTACCAAACTATGGTGTGGTACAAAATAGATTACCAG